TCGCAACGTCGTTGAACGTTTTTTCTTGCGGATAAAGAATCGTCGCCATATCGCTACTCGTTATGACAAATTAGCTGTCTGCTTTCTCAATTTTGTTATTCTATCTGCTCTTTTGATTCAACTTTAGAGTTTACCAACACGCTCTAGTAGGAGCGATGATTATCGCGGCGATTGTGATGACAATTAGGAGTAAAAATGAAAAAAGTATTAGGACGTAAACAAAGCATGAAACCTGCCGACGAAAAAGTTTGGTGGGACGTGATTAATAATATTGAAGAATACGTAAGTCAAGATGAAGTAGCCCGTGCAACAGACATTGCGCGGGCTCGTATTTTAAAAATGACTTCTGGCAAAAAAGCGGCGTATTCGTGGAGTGGCGGTAAAGATTCACTTGTAATTTCAAGTCTATGTCGAAGCGTCGGAATAACTTCTTGCCAATGCTTGATAAAGTTTACGGAGTTTCCTATATGGGAAAAATGGCTGATGAAAAATGCGCCGCCAAATTGTGAAGTGCTAAAAGTTGGCTTTAATTTAAATTATCTTGCAGAGCATGAAGAACTTCTGTTTGCTCGCGGAAAATTAGGACAACGTTGGCTTAGAGATATTCAACAGAAATATTTTCGTAAATATTTAAAAGAAAGAAATCTCGATATAGTAATTCTCGGACATAGAACAATCGACGGAAATGTTTGCGGCAAAAATGGTGTACGAATTCAAAAACAAGGCGGTATTCTTTATGCTCCAATTCATGATTGGTCGCATGAACTTGTATTCGCTTTTCTGCATTACAATAAAATTGAATTACCATTTATGTATAAGTGGTATAGAGGATTTTATAACGGAACTTGCGGCTGGGCACAACGTACAGCGGGAAGCGTTAATCAAGCGTGGCAAGAAGTCTATGATATTGACCCGTCTGTAGTTATTCAAGCGGCAGAGAAATTGCCAAGCGCAAGAAAATTCTTGGAGGAAATGAAAAATGCAAACAGTAACGAAAAATATAAGTGAGCTAAAACGCCCCGATAAAAACGTCCGCTTGCACGGCGACAGGCAGATAAAAGAATACATTCGCTCAATAGAAATGTTCGGGCAAATTCGCCCGCTCGTAATAGATGAAAATAATATTGTCCTTGCAGGCAATGGACTTTTAACAGCTCTAATTCAAATGGAGCGCGAAACAGCAGATTGCTACGTCGTGACAAATTTATCCGAAAAGCAAAAGAAAAAGCTAATGCTCGTCGATAACAAAATCTTTGAATTAGGAGTAAATGACGGAAATACTTTTGATGAAATCCTTCGCGAGCTTGACGGCGATATTGATATACCCGGTTATGACGAAGAATTATTGAAAATCTTGACTGCCTCCACGAATAAAGCAGACGAAATTATCTCTTCATATGGCACTTACAGCAAAGAATCAATCGACTATATGAAAAACGCTGAATCGCAAACGCCGCAACCACAAGTGCCAATACCGCAATCACAATCACCAACGCAAGAAAATACGCCTCCGCAAATAGAAACGCCGCAAAGTTCGCAGAAATATATTGTGTGTCCTAAGTGTGGTGAAAAAATATGGCTCTAAAAAAAGTTTACGGTACGCAAAACGTTTTAGAGGCGGCGCGGCAGAGAATTAAAAATATCTTTGCTAACGGTGTTCCTGTTTATTTAAGTTTTAGCTGTGGAAAAGATTCTTTGTGCCTTTCACATTTAACATATGACTTAATTCTTCGCGGAGAAATATCAGCAAAGCAGTTGACGGTTATTTTTATCGACGAGGAAGGACTATATAAATCAATGTTGGAGGCGGCTTATCGCTGGCGCGAAAAATTTTTACGTGTAGGAGCAAAATTTGAATGGTATTGCCTTGAAGTTAAGCAGATATGTTTAATAGATAGCTTATCAGCAACAGAAAATTGGATAACATGGGAGAAAAGCAAAAGGGCAGTATGGATGCGCGAGCCTCCGCCTTTTGCAATAATGGAGCACCCGCTTGTTCCCTATGCTGGCTATTGCAACTATCAAACCTTCTGCATTAATCGGACAGCAAATGGCATTCAGATGATAGGATTAAGAGCGAATGAATCAGTTCAAAGATTAAAAGCAATCGCCGCTATAAAAAAAGAAAATAGATTGCAATATCCTATCTATGATTGGAAAGATACCGACGTATGGCTTTATATTAAGGAAAATAATTTGTCATTTCCAGAAATTTACATAAGACTATATGAGGCAGGAGCACACAAAAGAAATTTGAGACTTTGTAATTTTTTCGGAGACAGTTCTATTACAGGATTAAAATGGGTCGCAGAGACAGACCCAGAATTATGGTCGGCAATCGAACGTCGCTATCCCAACGCTTATCTTGTCCTTCTTTATTGGGATTCTGAAATGTTCAAACGGCAAAGTAGAAAACGCACAATTCTAGAAGGAGATACCGAACAAATAGATTATAAATCAAAGCTCTATGATTTATTATTCCTAAATACAGAGAAATATACAATACCTCCCGATACAACTAATTTTTTAAAAGAATGGCGTAATTTTGTTTTAAAACTTGGCAATTATATGACGAATAAGATATTTAAACAATGTTATGAGGCGATTTTAGCAGGAGACCCGAAAAGGCGTTCTCTTAGAGCAATTTATACACAAGTGTTTGATGATTTTAGTAAGCAAAGCGGAAAGGAGCAAGCACGCCGTGACAAACAATAAGCTATTTGCGCCGCTTGCTAGTTTGCAATGGGTATCTGCAGAGCAATTATCAGCAAACGACTATAACCCAAACAAAGTCAGTCGTGACAACCTAGAACTGCTAAAACAATCAATCCTTTCAAACGGCTGGACATTGCCAATAGTCGTCCGCCCCGATTATACGATAATAGACGGATTTCACCGCTGGACAATAGCAAAGCAGGAGCCGCTAAAATCAATGCTCGGTGGAAAAGTTCCCGTCGTCATTGTCAAACACGAAAACCGCGACGGCGATATTTACGGCACAATAACTCATAACCGCGCCAGAGGTATTCACCTATTGGAGCCTATGAAAAATATTGTCAAAGAATTAATCGGCAATGGCAAAACCGTTCAAGAAATTAGCAAACAGTTAGGAATGAAAGCCGAAGAAATATTCCGCTTGTCCGGTTTTACTCGCGAAGAATTCTTAGACTTAATGACAAAAGGAGTAACAGGTTATTCAAAAGCTGTAATTTATAAGAATGTTAGGTGATATGAAATGGAAGTACGCCCCCCTCGACGCGAATTGATTGGGAACGACAGGAATTTGAATCAGTTATAGCCTACAAAGCGTTTAGGACTTTTCTTGAAATGCAGGAGCGCGACATTGAAGCAGTAGCGATAGAGTTATCAAAAAGTCGGGAGACAATAAGCCGTTGGTCTGAAAAATACGAATGGGAACGCAGAGCCGCGTTATTCGATTTCTTTCAAGCTCAAATGGAAAAGAAAAATGCAGAACAAGGACAAAAGAAAATGGCGACGCAACAGATAGCCCTTGGCAGAATGCTACAAGCCGAAGGTGTAAAGGCATTGAAAGAAAAGGATTTAAGCGCGGAGCCAGTAGCAGTGATTCTGAAAGCAATCGAATTAGGTATTCAGATTGAACGCACGGCAAGAACGATTGAAAGAAAAGCAATTTAACGGAGTGATTGAAATGCCGAAAAAACCTAAACGCCCTTGCCGATTTAGAGGTTGCCCGCGATTAACAGATTTAGCAAGCGGCTATTGTCCGGAGCATGAAAAGATTCAACTTCGCAATTATGAAAGGGCACGAGCACCAATACACAATCAGCGATACGGCTATCAGTGGCGAAAGTTGCGGGCAAGATTTTTGAACGCGCACCCGTTATGTGAGCAATGCAAAGCCAATGGCAGATACACCACAGCAACCGAAGTACATCACATAAAGCCACTTGCCGACGGCGGCACCAACGACGAAAAAAATTTAATGGCTTTATGTAAATCCTGCCATAGCCGCATTACTTTAACTACAGAAAATTTGCAGAAGGGGTAGGGCGGCTAAAATCGCTAGCGTAAACGCATTTGGAAACCGCGTGTCCCCAACGTGTAAAAAAATCGGAAATTAAACACCCCATTATACCTTCCAAAAAAGGAAGAAAAATAGAGTGAAGTAAACATCCCCACGCCTAAAGGCGGGGGCTTTCGACAATTAAAAAATTCTAATTCGTCGGGGCTGGTCTACGTAGCCTCTATCCTGTAAAGCCGCAAGGCTTATCAGGCTACATTTTCGCAAAATATTCAATGCTCCGTTCACATCGGCATTCAGGACAAATCCTGTCGCCGATTTATATTGTCCGCGAGTAATTCTTCTGCCGCTAAATTTGTACGGTTGCGAATTATTTGCGTCGTAGGTCGGCAAAAAGTCATCGTCAAAGAAACTCGCCTTTGACGTGTAACTCTCTTCTTGCTCCATGTATCGAATCTCGTACAGTTCGCAAAGATATTTGAGTTTTTCACAGAGCTTGCCGTGCGGAATTTGAACGAAGTTTTGATTATTCTGCTTGCCAATATTAATTCCTCTTTTCCAGTCGGCATTATAACCGACGACGATATTGCCAATCCGATTTTCAACGCAGTAATCGACGATTCGCCTTGCCGCAACGCTCATTGCGTGATTCACTCGCCGATTGCGCTTTCGCAGGTTCAAATATTGCCGTCGAGTAAAAAATTTTATCCCGTGTTTGTCCTTCTCTGATTGCAATCTTGCATTTTCCTTGTTGAACAAGCGGTTATAACTTTTGAGATTTTTCCCGTCGACGATAAACGCCGACCCGCCGCTTGTAACACACGTTGCCAGATTATCCAATCCTAAGTCGATACCCAAAAATTTATTGGGGTCTAAATCAGTTTCAATCGGTTCCTTGTCGTAGACCAATTCCAACTCAAAGAATTGAGCTTTGAACTTCGGGTGAATTCTGATTTCTTTAATCAATTTGCTGTCAATGTGCGGTGGAACTCGGAATTTCAATTCGCAATGTTCCTTCTTAAAGGAGCGTGCCATTGGCAGAATAAAAAAACCGCCTTTGAAAGTGACATGTGCTGTTGGCAGTATTAGGGAGAAGAAACCTTCTTTGTCGAGATAATGCGGCAAGCAAATTTGATTGAACTGATACGAACCGGTTTTCGCTTTGACAATCAACGCAAAGAACGACTTAAAAGCACGGTCGACAATTTTCATAGTCTGTTGCGCGATATCAGTGCCGAGCGATTTGTAATTCTCACTCTCTTTGCAAATGTGATAATTAGCCACGTAGTTTAAATATTTTTTCTCGGCAAAGTAGAATTGGCGGACGCTATAGAGAGCTTCATTGTAGAGATTTTTAGACATTCGGCACAGCAAACGCAATGTTTGATATTCGCGGACAGACAAACCGGTTATTTGGTCTTTAACTGTCATGTACAAAAAAGTCACCTCCCTTCGCGAGGGATTTTAACAAAATTTATTTCAAAAAGGAAGTGAAGCGCGGCTCCTCCCCATACCTAAAGGCAGGGGTTTCCGCCGCGCATTATTTGATGAAATGGCAAAAGACGGCTCAAATCGCGGCGGTTTACCTAGAATCGGCGCGGGCAGAAAGAGAAAACCATTAGAAGAAAAAATCCTCGAAGGAAAAGCAGTTGCCTTATCGGAGCCAACAAATATTTATTCTTCTGAATCTCCAAAAGATATGCCAAAGCTAAAGAAATTTATGACGGCAAAACAGAAAAACGGCGAGAAACTTCAAACAGCAGAAATTTATTCGGAGCTGTGGAATTGGCTCGTCGAACGCGGTTGCGAACAATTAGTTGATAATCAGCTGTTGGAACAATACGTAATGAGCGTTGCCCGTTGGCGTCAATGCGAGGAATATATTTCAAGGCTCGGACTTATTGGCGAACACCCGACTACAGGCGGAGAAATGATTTCCGTTTACGTCAAAATGGCTCAAGACTATCAGAAACAAATAAATCAACTGCGGTATCAGATTTATTCTATCGTGAAAGAAAATTCGTCTATGGAATATTCAATGACAGCTCATAATGACGGCATGGAAATGCTATTTCGTACGAAAAGGCAACTTTAAGGATTAAACATATGAGAAAACTAAAAGACTACAAGCCAACGAGATTTATGGCGGAGACTTCCCACTATGACAAGGACAAAGCTGACTTTGCTGTGAATTTTATTCAAAACTTGAAACACACAAAAGGACGTTGGGCAGGAAAGCCATTTGAACTCGTCGATTGGCAGGAGCAAATTATTCGTGACATATTTGGGATTGTAAAACCAAACGGCTATCGACAATTCAATACAGCTTATATAGAAACTCCAAAGAAGAATGGGAAAAGTGAGTTAGCCGCAGGCGTCGCAAATTTGTTGACTTATGGAGATGATGAAATAGGAGCGGAAGTTTACGGTTGCGCCGCCGACCGCCAACAAGCCTCGATTGTATTCAATGTCGCCGCTGATATGGTTAGAATGTGCCCGTTTTTATATAAAAAAGGTAAAATTCTTGATTCATCTAAACGTATCATTGTTCCGGAAACAAATAGCTTTTATCAAGTGTTAAGTGCTGAAGTTGCAACAAAGCACGGGTTTAACGTGCACGGCGTTATTTTCGATGAACTTCATGCGCAACCCAATAGAAAACTTTTCGACGTTATGACAAAAGGGAGCGGCGACGCAAGAATGCAACCGCTTTATTTTTTAATCACGACAGCGGGCAACGATACCAACAGCATTTGTTACGAGATACATCAAAAAGCACTTGATATTATCGAAGGACGCAAGGTTGATTCGACATTTTATCCGGTAATTTTCGGCGCGGCAGAAGATGAGGATTGGACATCGCCGGAAGTTTGGAAAAAGGCTAATCCTTCTCTCGGCGTCACTTTCGGCATTGATAAAGTACAGGACGCTTTCAATTCAGCTAAGCAAAGTCCTGCGGAAGAAAATTCATTTCGACAGTTGAGATTAAATCAGTGGGTAAAACAGGAAGTCCGGTGGATGCCAATGGACAAATGGAATGCTTGTGCTTATGACGTGCACGAGCGCGACTTATTAGGGCGCGTCTGCTATGGCGGGCTTGACCTTTCAAGCACACAAGATTTAACTGCCTTTGTCTTAGTCTTCCCGCCGCTCGATGATGATGATAAATATCAAGTCTTGCCGTATTTCTGGTTGCCAGAGGACGCGATAAAACTTCGCGTCAATCGTGACCATGTGCCTTACGATTTATGGGCGCGACAGGGCTTTTTGAATACAACCGAAGGTTCCGTTATTCATTACTCCTTTGTTGAGCAATTTATTTCTAGGCTCGGCGAAAAGTTCCATATTCGCGAGATTGCCTTTGACCGTTGGGGAGCAACGCAAGTTGCGCAAGACTTAGAAGAATTAGGATTTACTATGGCGCAATTCGGACAAGGCTTTAGTTCAATGTCACCACCGACAAAAGAATTGATGAATTTGACGCTTGAAGGGCGTATTGCTCACGGTGGGCACCCTGTCCTTAATTGGAATATGGATAATGTTTTCGTTGAAATGGATTCTGCCGGAAATATCAAAGCGTCGAAACGAAAATCGACAGAAAAGATAGACGGCGTTGTCGCGCTGATAATGGCACTTGATAGGGCTATTCGCGTCGGCAACGTTTCAACTAAAAGTGTATACGAATCGAGAGGCTTGTTGTTTATATGAAGATACTAGAATTTTTCAAAGGATTGTTTTCGAGGGATAAGCCGAAAAATGAATACAGGTGGAGCGGTTCACCTTTTTTATTTGGGAGTTCGCTCGGCGGCAAGTCGGTAAATACAACGACGGCATTACAACTGTCGGCAGTGTTCGCTTGCGTCAAGATTTTAGCTGAATCAGTAGCTTGCTTGCCATTGCACGTTTACGAGAAAGATGACAAAGGCAATAAGAAATTGGCGACTAATCACTCACTCTATTATTTACTGCATGACGCGCCTAATTCCGAATTGTCAGCGTATAACTACAAAGAAATAATAATGCTACATTTGCTCCTGCACGGGAATTCTTATTCGCAAATCATGTATAAGGGCGGAAATATTGTAGGTTTGTATCCTTTATTGCCGGACAAAATGGCAGTCACGCGCAATGACAGTGGCAAAAAGATTTACACCTACACGCCGAACAAAGGCGAAAATGACCACTTCACAAAAACGAACAAAATAGAA